TTACCGATTCCTTGAGCTTGTAAACTTCCGTCACAACATTCTTTAGAATACGTATTGTCTGCACATAGACATCCTCTTTTGCTTCCTGCACGAGGACTTGCTTTACTTGGTGTTTTAAATTTGCTCATTAAGTAGGTTTTTAAGTTGTTCAATAATTTCATTTTTCTTTTGTTGCTCTAAAGACATTTCTAACTTGTCAGCGAAGTAACCCTCGATTGAGAAGCCTTTGACCTTGCCATCTTTGACGTCTTGCCATACCTCATCGTTATCCACTTTCATAGAAATCATCCAAGTTCCTTTTGGCAAATTGAAGCCATATAATTGGGATTTATCCGATTTACTATCCTCAATCAACCAAGATTCTACAACGGTCATTCCTTTGACTGCGTCTTTGTGTTCGTAGGTAGCGTTAGATTGGTTTCCGTTCTTAAAGAATAACTCCATAGCTTGACGCACGGTGTCCTCAGAAAAGTATATGTAATACTCTTCTTTTTTTTGATTTACACGATATATTTTTTTGTTTGGTATGAGAGCAGCACCCATTAAAATACGCTTCTCTTTGTCCACCTCTTTGAGTTCTACTTCGTGTTTTGATAGAGCGATGAAGTTCTCCTCAATAGCAGGAGATTCGACTACACTAACTGCGTCTATTCCGCTTTGTGAGTCTTTTTCGTCAATGATTAATTCGATTACTTGCATATCTTTTAGACGTTAAATTGTTACAATGTTGCATTTTCTACTCGGTTTCTATCTAAGCTCTGAGCAGTTGTTACTTGACCGGAAACTACGTATGCTTGTACTGGTGTTTGCTGAAGTTGTGCCAACTGATTTACACCTGAGTTTCCTACTACGTTGAATGATGGTGCTTGTGTTGGTATTGAACCTGTGCTTGGAGGTGTACTTGTGTCAGGTGTGCCACCCTCAAATTGTTGTTGAGATATTTTAGCTACGTTAGCCAAACCAGATGCTACTGCAATACCTGCTGCAATACCACCTCGAATTGGTGAGTCAGGAGTTGGTACAGGAGTAAACTGAGAAGCGTAAGCACTTGTAGCATTTTGATAAGTTGTAATTAACGCAGTCGCTATGTTTGCAGCCTTTTGAACTTGGAAAGCTCTCTTTGCTGCTTTCTCTGACTTCTTACCGAATAACTCGCTTATTGAAGCGATAGCAGAAAGACCATCTAATGTGGCTTTGAATTTAAATGATTGAGATTGCTCTTCAATTTGTCTTGCTCGTGTTGCAGTTGCTTCAAGCATTTTTATTTCTAAATCTGCTGCTTCTTGCTTTGCTTGTAGTTCGGTATTTAAAGAACCTTGAAGTGTGCCTAAATCTCTTTGGTTAATTCTAAACTTCTCAATAGAAAGAGTATCAATTTTGCCCATTGATTTGTCCAAAGCATCGTCTAACTCTTCAGCTTGTGCTTTTTCTAAATCAGCAGTATCTTGTTTGTACTTTTTAGCAAGTGCTATTTGTTGAGCATATTTTTCTTGGATATCTCTTACTTGCTTTTCGTATTCAGACTTGAATAAGTCAGTTGCTTCTCTATTGTATTGTTTAAGTTGAGCAAGCTCTTCATTTCGTTTATCCTTAGCTGCTTTAGCTCTATTTATTGAATCTTGTCTTTGTTGCTCTGCTTGTGCTTTATTTTCCTCTTCTTGTTCTTTTTGAGCTTGCTTTTGTTGCTGACGCATTTCATATTCGTCATTCTTTAACTTAGCAAGTTGTTGACGTAATTCTGATACGTGTATGCGTTGTGCTTTTGCAGTCTCTTCGTCTCCGTAGAATAAGCGACCAGTAGCATTAAGACCTAATTTGTCAAATATCTTTACATTCTCTAAATCTTTCTTTTGGCTTTGATATAACTTTTGAGCGGCAGCAAGTTCTTGTTGGCTTTTTTGGATTGCCTCTTTAAATCTTTTCTTTCGTTTTTCAGCAATATCCTCTTCAGTATAACCTAAACGCTTTAATGTTCTTTCATACTCATCAAAATTGGCCAATGCAGCACGAGCAGCATCAGCACTCTCAGCAGTTGATTGAGCAAACTTTTGAGCTTGTGCAGTCGCAGGAGTTAACGCTGCTTTAACGTCATCCCATTTAGCTATAAGTAAACCTAATGCAGCAATTACTAAACCGATACCTGATGCAAGGAAAACTTTAGATGCAGTAGTCATACCAGCAAAAGCATTCTTAACAACTGCACCCAACTGAACAAAGCTATCTTTAGCTTCCATTGCTCCTTGAATACCTTGAGACAATGCCATCGCTGACTGAACTTTAAGGAGTGTTTTTTGTAGTGCTTCACTCTCAGTACCTACCAATCCCATTGCACCCTCAAATGCTTGGAATCCGTTTAATGCTCCACCTATTGATTGAGATAGTGCGTTAAACTTAGCGTCAGGGTTAAAGGCATCAGTTAAACTCTTAGCATCGCCAATTCTATCTTTTAATTCAGCGGCTTTTTTCGCAGCCTCTGCTGCTTGTTGAGATGTTGCACCAAACTTCTCTGATAATGAAGCAACCTCAGCTTGTGCTTCTCTTAACTGGCTTTTTAACGAACCAATGTTTGTTTTTACTTCTAAGTCTATTACTTTAGTTTCTGCCATCTCTATTCTTTTTAAGTTCTTTCCAACTTTGTTTCCAAGTTCCTTTAATTCCTTTTATTTGGTATTTACCTTTTGCGATGTCTATGTGTTCGCCCTCAAATTCACTTATTTGTAAGAGGTCTAATATTTGTTTTATCATTGTACTACTATGTAAATTGTTTCGTCAGTTCTAATTCCGTTCGTGTTTGTGTAGGCCACCCCAATAGAGTACACCGTTCCTGCACTTGCAGCCGGTGTAGTTGCAGTTATGTTTGAGCTTGTCGTTAATGTGTAAGCACTCAACACAAGGTCTGAGCTTGATGGCGTCAATACTGCTGAGCCTCCTCCGTTAGGTAAGTTGATAGCAGTAACTACTGAGCCACCACTTGTAGGCACATTGTAGAAAGGCACTTTGTTAATCATTGGTCTGAAATCTAAGTAAAGCGAGAAGTTAACTTCGCCAGTTGTTAGGTTAGAATTCATATCATTAATGATGTAACGCTTGTCTCTGATTATAAGTCTATCGTTTAGCTTGAGTCCTGTGAGTAAGCTGATAGGTAGCTTCGTCTTTACGTTGATTAGCCTTTGCTTGAGGTTGTAAAGGTTAAAAAGGTAAGAGAAGTAATACTGAGCAAAGAGCGTTTGCTGAACAGGAGTTAAGAGTAAGCTCGAAGTCTCAGGTGCAAAGTTCAAAGTAAGGTCGTTGTTATTGTAGTACAAGTCCTGACCAAATGGCGTGTAGCTTGTGATAGTAACATTTGAGCCATTGTTAAACTTAAAGTCAACTGTTTGGTTGTCGTACTGATACAATAGAATAGGCTTCGGAGTGTAAGGAGCAAACTCGTTGTTAAGAGCGTATCCTACTTGTAACTCAGTACCGTCAAATTTTTGTTGAAGTATATTCTCAAAAGGCAAGTCAACCGTGTACTCTCCACCATCGTAATCGTACTGATAGGTCATATCGCCATAACCTCGTGAGAATAGTTGACTAAACTGCTTATTTAAAAACGCTTCGCTTTCCTGAAACTTGAACGTAATCTTTTTGTAAAGTGGCATTCGAGCAACGTCAATAGAATTTACATCCGTGTATTTAGTTATGTCAACTATCGCTCCTTGTCCATACCATTCGTCAATAGGTGCAAGTTGATACGTGTTCTCATCCGTACCAATACAAATCATATTAAACACCTTGAGTATGCCTGAAAAGAAATCAGCAATCTTCATCTGAGGTGCGTTATACTCTAAACTCTGAGTCATAATCATTACCGATGAAGCATTAGTTGTTGATTGCGTTTCAGTAACTAAAGATGCACCACTCAAATAATTTACTGAGTATTCAAGTGAGTGAGTAACCGTTCCTGCACTTGTTGGTCTAATGTAAACTTGATAAGCTACGTTCATTCCTGACGTTTGATTTACTACATCCAAAGTGTAAACGCCTATTGAAGAAATCTCAATAGAGTTTAGTAAGTTTCCGTTTTGAAATACGTCAACAAAAAAAGCAGTAGAGGTTGAAAGTATATTAATACTCAAGATATGAGTAAGAACTCCGTTTAATTCTGTAAAGGTTACCGTGTCAGTAGTTGTGTCTATGTAAGGTGATAAGTCATAAGTTCCCGTTGGAGGACTCACCGATTGAATGTCAACTAAGTTTTGTTTTCCAATTACTTCAAACTCGCCTTTGTTTTTGTAGTACAAGAATAGCTTTGTAAATCGCTCATCCGTTAAGAATGTACCTGTAAAACTAACTCCGTATTTTGCTTGAATGAGCTTGAAGATTTTGCTTACTCTAAACGCTGGAAAAAGCTCATTGTATTGAACTGCTCCACTTGTTGCGTGTATATCGTTTTGAGATATAGAAGTTATATCAAGCCAGTTAGGAGACGTTGCATTTACATAGTTTGATTGATAGTGCCAAATTCTCTTAGAAGTAATCAAAGGGTACTTTACGTCATACTGATTTGTTGCATCCGTGATTCTATTTTGAACTTGAGTTCCGTTGTATGTATGGTTGTAATCAGCATAGTCTAAGTCAGAAAGCAAGTCCTCGCCAAAGTAATCTTTGAGCGTTCTGCCATCTCCGTAGAATGTTACCGTGTAGCTTTCAGGTCTTCCGTTTTTAAGGTTAGCCTTTTCAATCTGCAACTTTCCACGTCTAAAGAATGTCAAGTCAATCTCAATGAATGAATCTAATCTAAGGTTGTAATCAATTAACGCATTTACATCCGATTGATAGAAGTGTTGTAAGATTCCGTTGTTATGGTCGTTAGCTGGAATCGTAAAGCTCTGAGAAAAGTCCGTAAACGTCTTAGAGATATCCTGAACGTTTTGTACGGTGCTTGTTACGTTGATTTGTTCGTCATTGAATAGCTCAAGTTTCTCTGCTGAAGTTAAGTTGCCTGAGATACCACCTAAAGATTGAAGATAGTCGAACATACATTGAGTAGCTTCAACCGTACCTCCGTTGTTAGTTACCCCCGTGACAAAGTTATTTACTACCGATGTGGTAGCGTTTTGAAACCTCGTAGTAGTTACGTATAAATGTACTTTTCTATTCATTAGATTACGGAGTTAATTACATCGTAAGCGTATTCAAATTCAAGTTGGTAGTTAATCATAGGAGTATTGATAGACTTGAATAGCTCCATAGATTTCGTGTTTAGTTTGGCAGCAGTCTCGTTGACTAAGATTCTTTCGCTTAGCATAATTTGCTTGATGGTCTCTTTGAAGCTCTCGTCAACCCAATCAGAGTTCACTCGGATGCCTTGCTTTCCGTTAGCGTTAAATACTTGTCTTTGCCCCTCAGTAGGTAGGTAGTTAGGGAACTGAGATTGCATTACATTGTACTCCGTGTTTTCGGTGTTTAAGGTATCGTAAGAAGCAGTAAAGAAATACTCACGTTGCCACGCTCCAAACTTGTTAACAAAGTCAACTTGAACCGGAACGTATCTGCACTCCTCTTGTGGGTAAAAGTAAGAAGTCCACATCACCCCGTTTGACGAATCCAAAAGCTCAAGTTTGTTTCCTACTGATTCCCAACCTGAATACACTCGGCTGATGTCTCTTACCGTGTTTAAAGATAGGTTGATAGTTTGCGTTGAGTTGGTGCTTAGGTTTGTCCATTTGGCTTTTGCTATCGTACCCGTTATTGCGGTAACCCAACCAACGTTATTGATAGGATTGTAATAGTAACTGCCTTGACCTAATAGCACATCGGTAAATGTAGGATTGTAGCCATCCGTGTAATAGCCGAATCCCTCAAATCCGTAGCCTGTAATATCAGAACCAACTTGAGTGAACGCAGTACCCACTCTTTTGTATTTACGGATTGTGAAATTGCAATACTGAGCAGTTGGTGTAGCTGCCTGAGTAGTCATTTGCGTTTGTAAGCTATTATGAGAAATGAACTCACGAACGTACGGACTCACATCGTAATAAGTAGCAGGAGCATTTGTAGCAGGTATGAGCTTACTTAGAATGTACTGAGGTGCACTTGGCATTGAACCAGTATTCCAAAGGTAAATTTCTATCTTAGTTTCTACTTGTCCTGTTTCGTTTATTGTTACGATGTATGGACTTCTTGCAAATATGTTAGGCATTTTGTTTTAGTATTTGGTCTATTTGTTCGTTAAATAATTTTATCGCATCTAATCCGTATTTCTCTACCAAGTCTTCAGGTAGTCTCTTGTAAGCATTTTCAAATGGCTTGGTGAAAAACAAACTTCTTTCAATGCCTTTATTAAATATACTTCTTGCAATTGCAAATTTTATTCCCGTTCTTTTTACGAATTTACCTCCTGAATCTCTTGGGGACAATCCTTTTCTCCTAATCCAAACATCCAAAGACTTGAGCATCTTCTTACTTGGTACTCCTTTCTTGAAACTATACTTAGAACCTTGATTATTTTTTAGTCCATTGACACCCTCATCTTGAAAAACTCCGTAGTCTTCCATAGAAAACTCAATCGAAATAGAATTAGGCATAGCCTTTACATTACCTTTAAGCGATTTATAGAGCTTACCATCGGCTTTTTTTAATCGTTTAAGGTTTGCCTTAGATACATCAATTACGTAGTCTCTAAAGCGTTCTAATTCCTTTTGAACTTCGTCTTTTTGCATTAGCAGATTGTAACCTCGTTAGGAATGAGTACATCAAAGGTCATAGTCCAACCGGCTAAGTAGTTCTCGAAACGCTCAGTAAATGGCTCACAAGTAGGATTCCCGTCAACAACGTACTTGGCATCCCACAAATTACCGTGAAGCATAAGTGCATACGCTCGGTTTAAGACTTCTAATTGAGTGTTGAGTACGTCTTGTTCGTTTGAGTTACCTCTGAACACGTCAGTAGTTGCTTTCTTGCTGATGTCAACTATGTCCATTGCTATCAATGAAATGTTAAAGCGTACTACATTGGTTTCAAAAGTGGCGTTGTTTACCATCAAGTGTACAAGTGGGAAGATAGTCTGCTTATTTAAATCCACCTCGAAGATATCGCCCTCAGTAATTGTGTTGACTATTGGGTCAGCAGTAAAGTGATTGCGTAATGCAGTTGTTATATCGTAAAATCCTTTCATCGTTTTAGTTGTCTTTCAAGTTGTCGGTGTTCAATTTCGTTTTTTTGCTTCTCGAATGTGAGATAGGTGAGACATTTAGTAAGTCGGTATTTCGTAACTTCGTCAAACTTTGTGATGTCTCCTTTAGCGAGTCCATAAATACTTTGATACCATCCCCATTGTTTTGCAAACTGAGTCGTTTCGCTAAAGTCGTTCTCATATCCTGACTCTTCTGAATCTCCGTCTCCAAATAACTCAGGGTAGCCTGCAATAATTCGTTTCCTAAACTCCAAAAAAAAAGCGATGCTGAAATGCAAACATCCAACGGAGCGAACTTCATCAGCTCTTGCATATCTTGGTTAGGATTGTACTCTTGAATTTCGTACTTGTCTTTGATTCGTGTTTTGATAGGTCGGTAAAGAACTGCCATTGCCTTATGGTAAGTATCCCAACTTTGCAAGTAATTCTCCAAGTCCACATACTCACCGAAAGTAATCTCTTCAAGATTCGGAATAAAACCGAACTCAATATCTCCTATTGTAAATTTATTAGTGAACTTAGTCTTAGAACCAAACAACTCGGTAAAATGAGTTATAAGTTGATTTAATGACTTCAACTTAATCTTGGCAACTTCACTTAGATTTATTCCGCAGAATATCTCTACCATTTTTTGAGCGATAAACTCCTCATCATTGCTATTACCTTGAACTTTTAAAAAGTCCTGATAATGCTTTAACGGGATTTCATTTAACTCAGTAGGAACTTTGATTTGTACTTCCATATTTATTAGACGTTTGTTTCTTGTTTTTGTAGCACGTATGAGTAAGCTGCTGCCAACATTTGAGTATGGCGTCTGACGTTAAACATATCGTTGAATATTATCCTGACCTTTTTGCCAGTTGTATCTTGGATGTATTGCTCTACTACCCTCACCATTTTAGGTAGCTCATCGGATGTTGTATTGTGCATAGTTTGATTTTAAACCGAGTGCTTCCATCTCGTGATAACGAAGTGCGTCAATGGCGTGATTAAAGTGGTCGATAGGTTTGTTCATTCTGACTCCTTGCTTATCTACATCCCAACAATATGACCTCAGCTCTTTGATTAGGTTTGTACTTGATTTGGTAACTAAGTAATCTTGCCTTTGCATTACGTCTATCCCGTAGTTGATAGAGTCCTTTCCTTTTGTTACTCCTTTAATCGTCTTTCCGTAGCGTCTAATCTCTTCGATTGATTTCGGCTCTGAACTATCAGCGTAAATGATAACGCCTGACGGAAGTATCTTGGCGATGTCTGAGTTGACCATTCCTGTACGGTAAGCAATTTCGTTTACTATTCGTTTTCCGTTATAATTGTAGATTTCTATTGCAGCAGTAGGGTCATTCGTGTAACCGAAGTCAAGCCCTATGCCTACCAACTTTGCTTCGCTTGGGATTGTATCTATCTCTTTCCAATTATTAAACACCACACCCTCAAGACTACCTACCTCACCGAGTCCGTACACCCTCCACCAATTTGACCAATAAGAGCTCGTAGCTGCTTTGTCACGGTTCTTTTCTATTTGGCTTACTATTGATTCGTCTAATGCTTCGTTATCCTTGTAGGTTAATATAATAAAGTCCGTGTCAGGTTCGTCTTTTAGTTCCTTGTGTACCCAAAACTCATTCGCAGGATTAAAGTCTAAGAACACCTCTCGCTTGGTGCGGATAGCAAGTTCGTTGTAAGCCTCGAATGTTACGTTGTTGCACTCATTGATGTATAGGATATCACGCCTTGCACCTCGTAGTTTAGAGGCGTCATCTGCCGAAAAGAATTCTATGGATGAGCCATTAGCGAAATCGTACCTGAGTAGAGTCTTGTTGAATCTATCGTCAAAGTAACGATTAGTCCAACGCATTATTTTGAGGAAGTCTTTGAGTGCTCCTCTTCGCAAGTGAGGAATAGTCTCAGCTACTACTGAAACTTCTAAGCCTTTTTCTTTAGTGCATTTGTCTATCAAGATTGGGAGTATGCCAAATGTCTTACCTGCTGACGTACCCCCTTGAATAATCTTGATTCGTTTTTTTAGAGCAAGGATTTTATTTATCGAGGTAGTTCTTTTGAACATCTGCGTCTATTGCTTTTGTTTCGTCAGGGAATAATGGCATCTCCATCGTGACAGTCGTTTCAGTCTTCTCAGTTAGTCCGTTTAAACGTGCAGTTAAGTTAGCATTGTACTGACCAACTAACCCTCCGTTGATTTGGTCTGAGCGGATTTCTCGCTTTATGTATGTAGAGACGGAGCAAAAATCTTGGTAAGCATCGTTTGTATTCTTGATGTAATGCTCAATCCAAAGGTCGTGCTTTTCAAATGCCCATACTTCAAATCCCTCCATTGACAAGGGAACTTCAAGAGGTTCTGCTACCATATCACCGGTACGTTGATTCAAGGTGTACTTGTAGCGAGGATTGTCTTTAACCCATACCTTGTACTTTCTGAATAGGTCTAATAGAGTTTCAGGACTATCTATCTTTCTTGGTCTTCCTACTTTTGCCATTTTCTAATTCGTGTTTTTGTAGTTGTTCTCTGCAAATTGTGTATCGTTGGTCTTGGTCATACTCTCTGACCATAGTGTCATCCATCATACATCGTTGAATGAACTCTCCTTGTTGCTCTTTAGGTAGTGGCTTCGGAATAGGCATTGTACACTCTTTTAAGTTGGTTTACAATATCTCTAAA